GCGAGGGTTGACCTGATTAACTCGGTGGGGCCACTAAAGGCTAACCTGGCCATGCTGGAGCTTCTCGCACAGCAGGCTGGTATCCCTGGGCAGAAAACGGCTGGCACAACAACAGTTCCGGTTCAGTTTTCCGGCCCCGCGGGATTTGTTATCCCACAGGGGTTTATTGTTTCTGATGGGACCTATACCTATTCAGTCAGTGATGCGACGATAATCTCGTCGTCAGGAGTGTCTGCCAGCGTATCATGCGAGGGAACGGAGACCGGGACCTGGGCGGTGCCGGTAAATACGGTTAACCAGATAATCACCAGTCTACCGTCTGACGTCACCATTACCTGCACCAACCCGATCGCCGGCACTCCGGGTGCTGACCCGGAAACGAACTATCAGTTTCGTGATCGCGTATGGCAGGCGCAGATGGCCACCGTCCAGGGATATCCGGGATTTATCCGGCAATATCTCACCAGCCTTGATAACGTGCAGGCGCGCCTCGTTTCTGTCATTCAGGACGGGGATAAGTGGATAGTCATGTGCGCCGGCGGTGATATTTACGATATTGCTGGTGCGCTCTATAAGTCTGCGGGGGATATCAGCCGGCTGAAAGGGTGTTCACTGAATGTAACTGGGATCACGAATGCAAATCCTGGCGTCGTCAGCACAGACCTGACTCATGGTTACACTGACGGCCAGGTTATCCGGATCACTGGCGTTACCGGGATGACGGGTATTAATGACGTCCCTCTGACCGTGACGGTACTGTCTCCTCACACGTTTTCCATCGGGATTGACACCACGTCATCCGGGACCTGGGGAGGCGGCGGCGAGGTGACACCGAACGTCAGAAACAATACCGTGACGGTGAATGACTGGCCTGATAACTACGTGATCCCGTTCGTGACGCCATTGCTGCAGCGGGTCACTGTGACGTATCAGTGGGGGACAGAAAGTGTTAACTACCTGACAGATGCCACGGTCGCCTCTCTGGTCTCGGCGCCTACGATTCAGTATGTGAACGGCATATTCGCCGGGAAACCGCTGAACGTTAACAACCTGAAAGACGCATTCTTACAGGCGATTAACTCGACAATCGACATGGGGCTGATCAGCACTTTAAACGTCGTGGTCACCATCAATGGTGTGATAACACCACCGGATGCCGGGACGAATATCATCAGCGGCGATAAGTTCAGTTATTTTTATATCGCGTCGGATGGCGTGATCGTAACAGGGGCGTAGCATGCTGGACGATATCATCCGGTCGTATATGTATACGCAATACAACGACGATGAAAATCTGCGGGCGTTTTTTACTGCGTATAACTCGATGGCGCAGGGCATTTATGACTGGATGGTTAATGCCAACCTGCCGATTTTCATCGGTGACTACAACACCGGAGATCAGCTCCGATGGATTGCCCATGGCATCTATGGCGTGTTGCCGCCGGTGATTTCCAGCAGCGATCAGCAGGAGATAGGCCCATATAACACCTTCGAATTTAACCAGCTGGCATTCAATGAGTACCGGGTGATTGACCAGTCAAACCAGGTTGTTGTCTCTGATGACCTTTTTAAGCGGATCATGACCTGGAATTTTTACAAAGGTGACGGCTTCTATTTCTCTATCCCATGGATAAAGCGGCGTATTCTGCGGTTCCTTTTGGGAGTGAATGGCACCGACATTCTCAACGACCAGCGATGGAGTATCTCGATCCAGTTTGTGGATGGCGGTATCGTGATTTCCATCTATAAAGGGCGCCGCATGTTCACGCGGAGCGCTATCTACAATGCATCGGCCTATAACTCCAGGAAGTACAACCAGAAGGACACGGCCTTTGTGATCACTGAGGATTTCGAGTTCGCCATTTTTTTCAAGCAGGCCATGGATAGCGGCCTGCTGCACATGCCGTTTTACCAGTCAGTCACGGTTGAGATATTTGATTAGGTTTTTATCTCGATTATCTATTGTTATATACAGATGTGATTTAACGCTCTGACAAATTATATACAGCACAACTATTGATAAAAACAAAATGGATGACATTTTTATCATATCTATTGGCGGCATTCCTTGCTGAAAAAGAAATCCAAATAAAATAATAAGCAAGGCGCACGAAAGGAGTATTAATAAAGTAGATAGAGTTCCTAAAAGTATTTTTAAAATAGCAATAGAAGCATTATTCATAATATTCACCATTTAAAAGGCCGCGCTTGCGGTTTTTTTATTGCCTAATCCCGGAGGATACATGGCACTAACCCTTTTGGCTACAAACAACGCAGAAAGCACGCTGGCTTCTGCTATCAGCGCAACCGACACGTCGCTGATCGTTAGCGCTGGAACTGGTGCCGAGTTCCCTGATGCTGTGGCAGGCGAGAGTTACTTTAAGCTCACTCTCACCGATGCCGCCACCGGCTCACAGGTTGAGATCGTGAACGTGACAGCCAAGGCTGGGGACATCTTCACGATTGAGCGTGCACAGGAAGGAACGCTGGCGCGTGCGTGGGCGGCCAACGACATGGTTGCCAACATGATGACGGCGGATACGCTGAACATTATCGCTCAATATGCCCAGCAGGCAGCTGCATCAGCAGCACAGGCTGAAGAGTATGCAAATAACGCTTCTGACTACGCACAGAATAAGTTCACGTTCTATAAAACTGCCAGTGATCCTGATGGGACCATTGCAGGGCTGGCAGCAACTACTGACGGCCAGTCGTTCTGGGTAGCCCAGGGTCCGGATGCGCTCTCTGCTGCATGGCAGTATCAAAACAAAGCAGGCGTGGCCGTATTGCAGGCAAAGCAGCCGGGTACAGCGGCCATAACAGGGACAATCCGCGAGTTTCCGACGCTGGCTGCGGCGCAGGCAGATGCAGCTGCGGGTAATATACCGGTGGGGTCAACTGCTTATTATCGCAGCTCAGATGACAATAATCTTTCAATTGAGGTTATCAATACCGCTGGTACGTTGGTAGCAACCGGAAGAAAAATTCCAGCGTATTCCGCTTTGCGCAGAGGCAACATTTTATTCGACGCATTTAATGAATATTCAGCTGTTGATCCTAAGTTTGGTGCCTGGGACTGGTATCGCGGAGCTACTGTTACATTTAGTACTACTGATGCCAACATTCCGTTACCGACTCCAGTGGCACAGTATTCCGGCGTATGGTCTGCAGATAAATATTATGACCTTGCCCGCCTGCCTGTAAGGGTAGGCGATCAATTAACCTTTTCTGTGCTGGCATGGTTTCAGGATGCCGGTGCTAAGTTCCATATATTCTGGATGTCCGCGAGCGGTACGATAATATCCTCAAAATCCGTAACTGGACTGGCTTCAGGAATTAATGTTCCAGTTTTAACAGATATTGTTCCTGCTGGGGCGTCGTATGTACGAATTCGCGTAGAAAACACGACAACAGGATCGTTCAAGGTGGGAGCCTATGCGTCCGCTGTTGGTTCTATTCAGCCTGAATTTATTCGTGCCGCTCCTGACAAGACCTATATGTCAGCGATTGTCTCTTCAGGCATCGCTGGCCTAACCTCGCGCGTGGATGCGTTGCAGGGGGCAATTTCTGTTGGGTATCCGTATGCAGCGACCTGGCAGGTTGGTAAATTTGTAAACCCAAATACCGGGGAAATAACAGATAATGCTGCGCTGAACTGTACCATAATTCCTCATAGTGACGGGGACGGTTGGCTGGTTACTGCTCTCGTTACTGGATCGGCCACAGCTCTGGCTGTGTATATGAATGCGGCTGGCACAGTGCTGGGAGTGGAGGGGCGCGGAACAACAACGCCGCAGCAGTATACGAATTACCGCCTTAACGTTCCGTCGGGAACCACGCAGATCGGCATAACCGGTCGTAATTCTGCTCCAATGTCTGTTAAGAAATTGGCCGTTGTTGAAACTGCTACTGTACTGGCTAGCATCGATTCTCTCGATTCACGTGTACAGAAAATAGAAGATTCGCTGGTTTACGATTTCGTTCAGCAGGATGTCCCTATTACGTCTGGGGCATATATAAACCGATCTACCGGTGCCGTCGTAACAAACTCTGCATTTGATTGTTCGATATTTGACTATACAACAGGAGATCGCTGGAAAGTTACGGCAAGGGTGAATGGAACGAGCGTATCACTCGCTGTATATTTTAATTCAGTGGGCACTGTCATTGGGACGGAAGGCGATGGTACATCAGCATCTGTGGATTACATTGATTATGAGCTGACGCCCCCAACCGGCACTGCCAGGATAGGCATCACAACACGGGTTGCACTTCCTATAGTTGCTAAAAAATATGTCATTGTTCCCGGCGGAAGTACAGTAAGTCCGTGGTCGGGAAAAATTATTGATGTAATGGGAGACAGCAACGTAGCCTATAACAAATGGCAACCGCTGGTTGCTAGTGAACTTGGTTGTTCTTTCCTGAACCATGGTGTTGGTGGTTCAAAGATCGCCAAACCCGATAGTTCACCGTCACAAATCAGCATGTGTGACGACGCCAGGATTAATGCCCTCGATACGACGGCCACTGCCTGGATTTGTGGCCCGTGGGGGACAAATGACTGGGCGCAAAATATACCCATTGGAACTATTAGTGACACTGTGAATACCACGGTCTATGGTGCGCTAGTCATAATTGCACAAAAGCTTAGGGCGAGAGCACCAACCAAGCCTATTTTTTGGGTTACTCCATTCAACGGAGATTATGAAACTGGGAGGACTAGTTCATGGGTTGATGGGGAAACTAACCAATATGGCAGGGTGTCTGATTATTCTGCTGCAATTCGAGCTGTAGCTCTGCGATATGGCTTCCCATTGATTGATTTAAATGCAGATTGTGGGTGGACAAAATTTAATAGTAGTTATTTTTTGCTAACGGAAGGTAATACTAACCCTTCTCATATTCATTTAAATGATAGTGCTGGTCCAGCCAGAATTTCGGAGTTGGTAATAGATCGTTTAACGGCCCTTGCGAATTTGGCCAACTAGATATTTATTGTCTTTGAAGTGAGGCTATTTCTGCGATGTTTATTCTGATAATTCCATTATTTAACAGGGGTATATATGGCGCTTAAGCTATTAGCCAATAATAACGCAAAGAGTGTTCTCGCTGCGGGTATTAGCGCGTCCGCTACCGTTATTACCGTGGGTAC